GGGTCATGCGGTCGATGCTGTCTCGGCTGTGCCGGTGGTGGATGAGTCGGGCGACGACGCTGCCCCACCCTCCCCCGCTGGCGGCTGGATTGCCAGGCCCAGCAGCGGGGCAATCCTTTTGATAAAAAAATCAGCGTTGGTCTCAAACACCGCCTTGGTCAGCGCAATGCCATCGTCAGCACCCAGCGTATCAAACCAGGGGCGGGGCTTGCCGGTGGCGAAGGCGACGAAGGCGATCAGCGCCTCGCCGGCCTCGTCCATCAGTTGCGGCAGGCGCATCGCCCAGTCGGGGGCGAGCACGAGGCCGGCGCCGCTGAAGCCCGCGATGCCGCTGGCCTGCACGGCCTCGGTCACCGGGCGCATCAGGCGGATGGCGGCCGGGAATTGGCCGAAGTAGAGGGGCTGGAGCGCGAGCACTTCGCCCGTGCTCAGGGTCAGGTCGCGCCCGGGGAAGAGCGCTTTCAGATCGTCGCTCATGGGGTTAGGCCTTGACCAGGCTCCAGAACTGCGACAGGTCATTCGCATCGGACGGGATCGGGATCGTGGTGTCCTGCAGCAGCGCGCCCTCCATGTCGAAGCCGAAGCGCTTTTTCTCAATCAGGTTGAACACCTTGCTCAGATCGAGGGTCATTTGGCGCAGCGTGAAGATCACCGGCTGGTTGCCCTGGGCGGCGTTGCGGCCCTCAAAACGCGCCATGTAGAACTTCTGGCCGACCGTGAAGGCCTCGATTTTGCCGCGGTAGCCGGCGTAATTGTAGGCGGCGGTGGTGGCCAGCGGCGTGCCGTTGGGGATGGCGCTGGAGGTGAGCGGCACCGAGATCGAGCCGTTGACCGCATCGAGCACGTAGTCCGTGCCTTCGGTGGCGCCGGCGAGGGAGAGGCCGGAGACGCCGGGGTGGGCCAGCGGGGTCATGCAGCCGTTATAGAGCACGATGGGTTCGCCGGAGACGCTGGCGCCCGCCATGGCGGCCCCGCCGCCGCCCCAGGTGGCGCGCAGCCAGTTGCTCATTTTGATGTCGAGCGCGCGGCATTTCATTTTTAAGCTGGTGCTGACCGGGATGTGCGCGGACTGGTAGCCGCCGCCGGTCATGGACTCTTCGATGTCCTCGAATTTCTGGCCCGGGTCGATGGTGAACATGTCGACGTCGCCCAGGTGCTCGAAGCCGGTGGTTTGCGCGCCGTTGAAGTTGCGCTCGGCGAGGTAGAGCTTGCCCTGGAAGAGGCCGTAGGAAGAATCGGTGAATGCCATGGGGTGGTCCTTTAAATAAATGGAATGTTCGCGGCGCTTAAAGGCGCATAGCGGCGGTTATCGGCAGTAAGCGTCCGAGTCGTTTTCTTGGAAAGCGGGAGGAAACGGGAAATTCCCGCGATTCCCGGCGGGAATGCAGGGGGGGTTAGGCGGCGCTGATGGAGCGGTCGGTTTTGGCCACAATTTTGTAAATGTTGCCCGCTGTGGCGCCGGTGATGCTGATCGCCGTTACCTCGGTAAACAGCCTGAGCACGCTGGACAAGTTGAGCTCTGCGTTGTCCGTACCGGCGACCACGGTGCCGGTGATGACTTGCGTCGTGCCGTCGAGCTTCTTGCCCGTGACGCTCAGGGTGGCGCCGATTGTGACCGCACCCTGGTTCTTCACCACCAGCTTGGCCCCGGCGTAGGCGGTGCCAACCGTGGCCACGCTGGCAAAGGTGCCCGTTGTGGCCCCGGCGGCGGTGAAGGTGGCGAGCACGGCATCGTTGGCGATGAACACGTTTTTGCGGCTCAAAGACTTCAAATGGTCATGGAACGCCTGGTGGAACCGCAGGGTGGGGGCGGCGGCGTTGAGGGAGGTCAGGTACGCGTCCAGGGTGGCATATTCGGAGTAGCGGGCAATGTGCGTGTTGATCGCCGTGATGAGGCGGGAGACGCCGGCAATCCCGAAAATGAAGCGGGCCGGGGGGACCGGGTTGGATTCGTCCAGGTCGCGCGCGGCGGAGAGCATATCCGCGGCGACGTCCATGTCCGTCACCGAGGCGAACAAATACTGGGCAATGGAGCCGGGGCCGCTTATAACGGCGGCGTTGGCCGCCTGCATGCCGGCCGTGAAGGAGTTGTCAAAGGTCGCGTCGCCGACGCTGAGGGCGGCGAAGCGGGCGAGCTTGTCGCCGATGGCCTGGAGGTCTGAGTTGGTGATGAGGGGCATGGGGTGGTCCTTTATTGATGGATGAGGGAAACCGTGTAGCGCTGCTCGTAGGCCAGCCGGTCGGGGTAAACGAGGGCGATGCGCTGCCCTGTGTAGCGCCACTGCAGCGCGCCGGCTGGCGTGCCCGTAGAGTGGACGGCGAGGATGATGTCCTGGAGCAGCGGGAACTGCACGGTCAGGAGATCGTCGTCATCGAGGTAGGGGATGAACACGGTGACGCAGAAGGTGGCCATCATCAGGGCGGGGCCCACATGCCCGGACGACGGGCCGTGCTCGTAACTCTGTTCATCGCTGATTTCGGTCTTGAGGGTCACCCAGGCGGCGGGCAGCGGGATTTTGACCAGGCCGGGATCGGAGGATTTGCCGCCAATGCTCAGCGAGGCGGAGCCGGCCAGCGCGGGCACGGTCCTGACCTTGGCCAGCAGGTCGGCGGCGCATTCGGCGATCAAAACGGCACCCCCTGGATGTGCTGGATGACCAGCATTTCGGCGCCCCGGATGTCGGACGCGCCCCAGCCGAGGAAGGGCCGCGGCGGCATGTCACGCCGGCCGTATTGGAGCTCGTCGGCGTACGGCACGTTGGTGCCGATGGTGACGCTGTTGAGCCCGGTCTGGGCGCGGATCGAGTGCAGGAGCGTGCCGGTATCCCACAGCAGGCCTTGCGGCACATTGCCTTTTTCCTCGCGTTGCTTGCGCGTGAAGGGCGCCCACGGGGCCCACGGCAGGTCATCGGGTTCGAGCTTGGTGTCTTTAATGCGCGCGTTCACCTCCCGCACCTGGCGCGCGCCGATGCTGGACAGCGCGGGCTCCAGGTGGGCCATGCGGGTCAGGATAGCGCCCAGGTCGGCGATGGCCCGGTCGGCGTTGAGTGTGATCATACTTGCGTCTGCCTGAAGGTGATGACGACGCCGATCTCGGTGTTGTCAATGGTGTCGAGTTCGTACAGCCGGCCGTCCTGGTCGCTGATGATGTCGTGCTGCCGCACGGTGCCCGGCGCGATGGGCAAAAAGCCGAAATACTCGGAAATCGCCGTGCCGGCGGTGTTGGCGGCGAATTCGGGCCGCTTGATGTCCACCTTCTTTAGCTGGCGGAACAGGGGCAAGGCGAAGGCGATAGGCTCGGGCACGACGGTGGTGCCCTCGTACACCGGGCGGTCGATGCTGATGAGGTCATTGCACTTGATCGCCTGAATCGGCAGGTTCGGCTGCATGTCGCCTATAAAGAAGGTGCCGTAGGGGCCGAGCAGGATGTCGCGGGGCCGGAGCTGGCGGCCGTCGGCGTACAGGTAGCGGGTCGGGATCTTGAATTTGTTCGGGACGGCGAAGTCTTTGTCGGCGGCGAACAGGCAGTTCACCGCGCCCAGGTAATTGCCGTCATCCACCGGGTGGAGGGGCGAGTCGGCGCGGTACAGGCGGTACGGGCGCCCGGTCTTGGCCGCCGCCCGGGCGTAGCCGGCGTAAATCCGGTTTTGCAGTGTTGCGCCGTCCATGGTCAGCAGCGCACCACCGCCATGCCACCCGCGCCCAGCGCCGGGCCCGGGGTAAAGCCCAGGAAGTCGCACAAATCGCGGCGCCACTTGTTGTAAAGCGCGGTGCGCCCCTTCACCTCGCGCGGGTTGGCCGTCCAGGGGCCCGCGGCCAGCGTGTCCAAATTGTCGGACGAGGCGAGCAATGCGGCTTCGAGGCTGGCCAGCGGCGCCAGGTAATGGACGGTCATCGACTCTTCTTCGTGGACGGTCAAGTTGTCGAGTTTGTGGCCCAGCGACACCTGGCCGTAGGCGCTCACGCTCGAAAAAACCCAGTCCGGCTCATTGCCGTTCAGCGTCGCATACCCCGCCCAGCGGCGGATATCCACCCGTTGCGCATCAGTCAGCATGTGGGACTTCTTTCCAATTGACCAACCTGTGCGCGTGCACACACGTCGGGTGCACGGCCATCGTTTGGCCGTCTTTTTCCATGGTCACCAACTCGGGCTCATCCGGGTTGGCGGCTTGCGCAGGCGCGGCCTGACCTGCGGCACGTTGCGCGCGTTGCGATTTGGTCAGGCCGGCCATGCGGTTAGCCCATCAGCGTGGCGATGTGGTTGGGCTTCCAGGCTTTGGAGCCGTAGACGCAGCGCACCTCGAACATGGACTTCATGTAGCCCTTGTAGGCCGCAATCTCGAACACCAGGCCGGACCAGGGATCCTGCACGGTCATGATGTCCACCGCGGCGTCCCCGCCGTGCGGCATGGCCGGCGCGCGGATGCCCAGCTCGATGGCCGAGCGGTGGAAGGCCACGTTCGGGGTGTAGGCGCCGCCGACGGTCAAGGCGTTGGCCGTGGCGATCACCCCCTGGGCGCCGGGGGCGTTCAGGATGATGGTGCCGGGTGCGGCCACACCGGTGCCCACGACATAGCTGTTCGCGGCGTCCGCGGCGAAGGTCACCACATCCCCCGCCAGCACCGTGCCGCTGCCGGTCACCAGCGCAATGTCGGTCACGCCGGCGGCGGTCGAGCCCGAGGTCACATAACCGGTGCCGGTGCCCTTGGCCACCGACACAGGCGCCGCCGACTCCTTGACCATCAGGCCTTGCAGGTCGAGCAGCGTGCCCTGGCGCAGCAACTCGATGCCGCCGGCCTCATTGGCCTTTTGCAACATCGTCAGGTTGCGCATGTTGACGCCGGCCGAGGTGTTCATGGCCAGCGTGATCTGGCCGTCCATCGGGCAGCCGTTGTCCGCCAGGATCTTGCGGACCTGGGCCAGGGCGTTGTGGTTGGACGCGAATGGCG